AATAATCTCCTTATTTTATTGTATTTTTTTGGGGGTACTTTAATAGTACCCCCTATTTTTATTCTATTTTACGAAAGCCCGCCGATAACATAAATGCCTTGGGCGTTCCAAATCAAAAGTCCATATTGCTGATCGAATGTGTTATTTTAGTAACTATGGAGTATTACTAACTCTTATTATCGCTAATAAGTCCAGACTATATTATCATCCTATAAATAGGAGTCGCCTCTTTAGTCGTTGAACCTGGACCCAAAAATTGGGCAATTGGCTGCTGATTGTCTGCAATCTAGAATTTTCAGTTTTTACGTTTACCATTTCTAGTTCCGCTTACTATCTAGATATACTCAGAGTTTCCAGCAATTTAAGCGATTGCTAAATGAATGTTACCACTCATTAACTCCGCATTTCGGTTGCCTGTAATCATTTTAAAGTTCGCTTGTTCTTCTTTTCTTTCTTTCTCATTAAGTTTCCAATGATGTTTATTATGACAATTAATACAAAGAGTAATAAGATTTTCAATAGAATTATTGGTTTTATTATAATCTATATGGTGGACAACTAATCTCTGCCAACTATGTTTTCTTTTACAAGATTGACAAGTAAATTTGTCTCTACCTTTTACTTGCTGTTTTAATTTATGATTAAACTCTTTTCCATATTCTTTGAATGATCTTCCACCTTTCCAATTGTGGTGGTTCTCTCCATTATGAGCACTCTTTCTAATATTTTCTAAATGGGTTTTACTAAACTTTACTCCCTTTTTACTTTTGGACATTTTTCTTTTTGATTCTTCTGAATGTTTTTTAGGTCCATTAGCATGATTGGGATTTTTCATATGAATATTTAGTCTATATGCTTTATTTTTTATACTGGGGATAGTTCTCTCTAAATATTCATGACATGTTTCTGCTCCCCCAAGTGTAAAATGTTTTTTAATTATTTCTATTTCCCAATCTTTCCAAATACCAGTTCTAGTTTTTTGTGCCCTAGCTTTAGTAACTAAATCTTTTTTTAGCCCTAAATCTTTTCCTCTATTCTTTATTTGTTTTATTGAATATGTGCCATTGAAAACTTTTACTAATTCTTTATTCGTATGCGTTGAATAAAGATTTTTTAAAATATTATCTTCTTTTTCAGAAAATAATTTTACAGACATACTAACTTAGTCCGCCAATAACATAGATACCCTGGGCATTCCAAATTAATAAACCAAAATTCACGTAGAGTTCTAGAAACCACTGGGGTGGCGTGGGTCTCATGTCCGAGAATTGTTTTGTCTTTACGTCTCCGTAAGTAACAAATTCTCCAACATTTTCACCAATAACAAGTATTTTATCTTCTGGAAGCATAGAAGTATAATCTTCTAGATTATCATATACTTGATCAAGCATGATTAAAGGGGCACCATAATATCTTCCAAGATACCCTTTTTGTCTGATTTCTTCTAAAGCATTTTCAGCGTAGCCTACATTAGTACCATCAGTCCAGAACCCACCAAATTTACTAATGGGGGTCATGGCTTTTCGTGTACCAACTACGGCTTTTACACCTGCTGTAGTTTGATTAATTCTATCAATAGCAGTTTCTAATGCGGCTGCTGTAACTGTGCCTCCGACACTTGCAAAATTATCGGGGGTGTTAAGTGCAGTCCAAACTGTAGACAGTGAAGTAAAGACCTTATTTTGAAAATGGTCTTTAAGTTTCGCCATCATTTCTCGTCTAATCTCATCGACAGTACCAATCTCACCTGCTTCTAATTCCCCAAGTTTGTTACTCACAAAAAATTGTGGGATAAAACATTTCTGTTTATCTCTGCATATCTCTATGCAGTTCGGACTATATCATCAATTTATTTCTAAATCGTTTGGCGTGTAGTCTCTGAGGATTTCAATAACACTTTTTTAATTCTATCTTTATGTATTCTATCTTGATGACCATGTAAAGATTTTACTTTTATATATAAATCTATATCTGCTTGACTATAATATAATCTTCTATGCTTATTATTAGTTGCATCATATCTTCTATTACACCACTCTATTACTAAATCTGCTAGATTTTTTTTACCTACTAAATAATTTGTTATTATCGGTAGAGTTCTAAGAATTCGTGAAATTCCTGCAACTTCTAATACATATCTTTTTTTCCAATTTTTATTTCCTTCGTATTCAGTTCTCCAAAAAGGAATGTTTAGATATTTATAGATTTCTTGAACTTTGTTTATTATCTTTTCATCTGTATTTACTATAGTCAATTTAGGAGTTATAATCGGTGTTTTATTTTTTCTTTCTTTTAGCACAAGAGTTATTGTGCCTTCACCATCTATTATACCACCTAACCATCCAAAATCTTTCTGTGTTATTGAGCTTTCCTGCTGATTGTCCATTTTTATTATCCTTCAAATTATTACTTAATTAGTATTGATAGGTTCTTAGGAGTTTCCAGCAAATAGCCAAATTTTAAACGAACTGGAAATTTAATTCGTTCCATGTAACTTTTACATCTGATCCGTCTAGAATGTAATTCACTCGATCTGTTACTGTGATTTCACTAGAAAGATGAATTGCTCCAGGTACTAAAGTACGAACTTCAATACCCTTTCGTAATTTCTTAACTAAGCTATCTCCAGGTTTTAGATTTCGTGAATTTAATAGCATTCCTACAAAATCTTCTGTAATATGGTTTGGTTGTACATACTCAACGATCATTTCAGCAATGGCTTCTTTATCGCCTGACTTCATAACTTCGGCAACGGCTTTCTTAATTTCTAATTCTTTACTCATTTTATCACTCCTAATGTAGAATCTTGAATTCAAGATCGCCTGTGCTGGAATCGTACCTAAAAACTTCTGCTACAGGGTTAGTATTGCCATATTTAAGTTTGCCAGAAGTTGATTCACTATCTTCTGCTGTATTGCATACTTGTAATGGATTTCCAGGTGTTTCAATGTTAGCACTATATACATAATTACCAGAAGTAACAGTATATATACCTTCTCCATATGCTACACACCCAGCACCTGAAGGGATGGTTTGAGCATCCTGAACTCCAGGGTGTGTCAAATACACGGTAGCTGAAAAGGGTGCGTTGGCATCTTGATCAAAACCATATCGTAAAGCATTACTGTATGATGGGTTTGGTTGGTAAATTGGCAAGGTTCGATTGTCTTGTTCAAATTTTAAGATATAACGAGCTCGTGCTGCCTCCGCTGCTGTATCAGGAAGTTTTACACCAGGAAGATCGGTTTGGCTACCATAATTTCTTGAATGAACGTTGGTAGTTAGTAAAACCATTCGACCTTCTACTGTATTCTCCTGTGCAACAACTGGCATTACAGTATCGCCATAATGATTGATTTCCATAAGTTTATCTCCTACTTATTTATTTTGTTTCTCTAAATTTCTCAGAGCTTTACCCAACTCAACTGGGTCTAGTTCAGCAATATTAATAGTTTTATCACCAATGATGTTAGGGATTTCTGTAGCAGATTTTGTTTCTGATTCAGTGCTTTTTTCTTTTTTAATTTCACTAAAGGCGATCATTTCCTGAATCATAAAATCAACCGCTTCTTCACTCATAGACAAAAACAAATCTTTTTTATCTAAGAAATATTCATCGTTTTTATCCAGTCCAGCTTCTGAGAATTTTTGCTTAATTTGAGCAAGTTTTTGTGTTTTTACACGTTCTTCATCAACACTAGCTTTAAATTCTCGAAGTACTGTTAATTCATTTTCTGCTTCTTGAAGTTTCATTTTAACATCTTCGTAGTCTGAATAAGAACTAACTTTTTCCTCGAGTGCATTGATTTTCTGTATTGCTTTTTCTAATTCATCCACTTTTTTATCTCCTTTACTCTCGTTATTTTTCTCGGACATAGCTACAAATCTGGCTCTTCCAGCATAGGCAGGGTTAGCAACAATAGATATACCATTGAGGGCTGTTCCATATAGCGTATTCACGCCTTCGTCGTCTTCTTTTGCTTCCGCATAGCTTATTTCCCAAGAAACGTTTGGGGGAGTTCCATCTGTATACATTTGCTTTAGCATAGTAACATCTTTCTCCCTTTCTCGTTTCCAGAGAGCGGCAAGACCTAATAATTTATTACCCTCTGTTTTTAAATGTGTAAGAGTGCCTATAGGTGTAGCATCTTCATGTCCAGAAATTGTTTCTGCCATCTTAATTGGAGTATGAATACCTGTTTGGGATAAATTTTCATATTCTTCTATTGGTATTCTTTGTTTATTAAGGTTTGGCTGATCGTCAGTGACTACTAATTTTGCCCATTGAAAACTAGGGTTCAATGTAGTAACAGAAGAAAATGCTGTATTTTCTTCTTGTTTATCCAGTAGCTCTAACTGTGCATTTAATTTAATTGTATTAGTCATGCTCACCTCAATTAAATTTTTCCTAAATGTGGTACAAATAACCATGTTCGCTCATTATTAATTATACCAAAAAAGGGCTAATTTAGTAAAAAATAGAAATCTTATTCTATCTTTTCATCTAATTTTTCTTCTTTTTCTTTGGGTTTATCCTTATTTTCTTTCTTTTCATCTATTTCATTATTATTTTCTTCTTTCTCTGGTTGTGGAGAATATGGTTTTGGTGCAAATTCCGTAATTCCTAAATCAGAAATAAGCTCTTCATCTTTCTTTTTCTTTGTCATTTCTTCTGTGAAGTTATATCCGAATTCATGTGTATAAGTTTGTCTAGAAATATTACCTGTTTCATACAAAGCTGTCATTTCTTTAACAAAATCTTCTGTAGCTTTTAAATTAATTTTATTAAAATAAACTTCTGGAACATCTTTCAAAGAATTCTTTTTACTTATATTATAAACAATATCTTTAACAATAGGAAGTAAATCTTCTTGTATTCCTTCCATAGTTTTAGTTGGAGAAATCATAGCATATTCTGCATTAGATGTTTGAGTTCTTTCTGTTTCACCAGTAGTAAGAATTCTAGGAAATCCTAAAGCAAAGAAAATATCTTGATTAATTTCTACATATTTATTAGGATCAATTAAAACAGAAATGTCTGGCATTACCCAACTAATATCAGTAGTATGGTTTGTAAATAACATAAATATTTTTTCTACATCTCTATTACTAGAATTTCTCCACATCATTTGACTTCTAAGATATGCAAATGGGTCTTCTCCTTCTTGTGCTTCTGTAACAGGAAATTCATCATTACCTTCTTTTACTAACATAATAGCACTGATAACTCTAGCTGCTAAAGAATAATCCATACGTCTCATATTTCTCTTATGTTTTAATGATTCTAAAGCTGGATATAAATAAGGTGCTGGGTAGGCAGAACCTGTAATTACTTTCCTTCTAGTTATTAAATCATTCTTTAATAATACTTTGGTATTTCCATCTAGTACTTGTTTAACAAAATCTGGGTAAAAAGCTACTAATCTTTTATATAAATCTGGGTCTTCACTTCCATCTGCATATGCACCTTTATTTTGAATAAAAAATGCCAACTCTTCTGGTAATATAACAAAAAAAGATGGTTTATCTAATACCATAGACGTTTTTATTTCTACAGTAGAGGGGTCTCGTAACCACATAGATTCTGGTATTTCTAAAGTATTATACTTCTTTACTCCCATTTTAACTAAAGTTTCTTTTTGGGCTACTGTATATTTTATCTCTGGAATAACTAGCCCTGTTATTAAATATTCAGACGCACATTTTTTTATAAATTTTTTAATTTCATCTTGTAGTCCTATATAAATTCTATACTCATTATCTGTTAAATTATTTTGTTCTATAATGAGATCAGTGATAGATAACTCTACAAGTTTATTAATAACTGTACTAGCTATTGGGTCACGTCTATAGAAAAATCTACAATTATTAATAATTTCTTTGTATTCTTTTAATCCTTGTATTTCTAATTTATCTATATCTTCAGGAGCCCACGTAGTAAAGTTTCCTGTATTCATATAAGTATAGCTACTAGCTTTAGCTAACTTATGATCGGTTGGTGATTTATTCTGTAAAGAGTTGGTCATAATTACCTCCTATATGCCATCTTGCTTGTGCCAATTTTTGTTTTTTAGGCTTAAAGTATAAACTTTCATTTTCTAAATAATATCCCATAGCAGCACATAAAAGTGCCGCTGTAAAATGATCCTCTCCCTTTTTACCACCACGCTCTGTTAGAGTTCTATAAACAATATCTCCATTAATATTTTTAGTGTATGTCATTCTTTCTAATTCTGTAATTAACTCTAAATCTGTAGATGTGTAAATAATTTTATGATTATTAGTATAATCTTGTAAAACACCAACAGTAAAAGGCTTGGTTTTTGATTTTATTTCTTTTCCTTCTGAATCTATTCCTAATACTATACTAGAAGAAAAATTAACTGGTAGTACT